TATAAAAACACTATGAAAACAATTAATTACATTACAAATCTACACTATTTTTCCGTCTTTTATCATAAGATTCTGAACTTTTGACAAGCCGTCTTTGATTTCTACCAATGCGAACCCATGATTATGCTGTGCGAACGGATAGTATTTAGGCGATAAGTGAGTCAGGCACCCAGTTGAATAAGAATGAATGAACTTTTTAAAGCCATTCTTTTTGATTGTGCTGGTAGTTCTATGGACGTGACCAATCAAAGTATTACAGAAGGTCTTATTGAACGTGGTTTGCGAAGGATTCATCCCTCCTGCCATTAGCTCGTGGCCATGACAGACTAATAAATCGCCCATTTCCATGCCTTGCCAATCCTCAACCCACTCGATTTTCAAGTTATCCATACGGAAGAACTTATCAAACTGCAATTCGTGGAGGCCAGCGAACTCTTCAGCCTGGCTAAACAGATAGCGCTGGAATCGATTCTCGTGATTACCCGCCTTAAAGTAGATCGGTATCGTGGGAAATATATCGCGGAGCTTCTGAAGGAAGTTTCTAGCCATCTCTATTTCACGCGGAAAGTCTCTAAGGTCCTTCTCCTTCTCGTGCCTGGATATAGAATAGAAATCAAAGGTATCTCCGTTCAAATAAAGGCAGTCGATTTCTTGCTCTCTTAGGTATTTAATCGCGCAGGTAAGCGCTTCTAAGGAATGAAAAGGCACATGGATGTCAGATAGTATTCCGATCTTTTTTAAATGCTCAGGAAGGCGCGCACTGGTGTATTCCTTGCCGATGCCTGGCTCTATTCCAAAGCTATCCACTTCGTCTAAATCGAATGACTCTATCTTCGCGCTTGGTCTGGTCTTTTTAAAATAATCTGATCGATCCTTTACAGAGATTCCGTATCTAGTCATCTGCCGATGAAAGGAAGACAAATCTGCATATCCGTAATTCTCCCAGTTTTCCCTTTCGAAATCTGCTCGAGTCATATTAGTCGAGTAGAAATGCTTTTTAATTGCCTCCGCCTTAGCGTTGTCTTTGCTCATATTCTTCCATTAGCTGGTCCACAAGGAACTCAATGTTATTTAATAGCTTCATTCGAAGCACAAAGCCTGCGTCATCAATATGCTCTATTGACTCCATGACTTCAATCATTTTATCAAGCGTTTCCGTGGTAGGATTTCTAGGATTTTCGATAGGTTCTATATCTATTTTATACACGAAGCCCAAATTTAACGTATAACCATGCGACTAACATAATCGCCTGACCGAATAGCAACATTACCACCCAGGTAGGAACCCGGTATTTGATGATTTCTCTGTCTCTGTATTCGATTGTTTTATTCTGAGAGTTTCGATAAATGTTCTCGATCTCCTGGCGTATAGAATCAATATCGATCGTCGCTCTGATCTGCCCCTTGTCTGACTTGATTGTCACTGATCCATTTGGAAGGACCAGGCGTGAATAGAACGTAGATAGTAAGCCAGAAGAATCGCAGGGATTCGTGATCACTAAAGTGTCATGAACCGCTCTGAACTTCTCGATAATTTTCTCCGACTTTATTGTGTCGATTCTAAGCGTTTCTTTGTACTCAGTGACTGACTTATTAGACTTGCATGAAACAAATGCAACACAAGCCAAAAGAATGATGAATTTTTGCATGATTATGAGAAGTATAGATCAGCCTCCGCCTGGCGTCTTCTGGTTAGTCCAAGTAAAACCTTTCCGCCTCCCTTATTCCACTTCATAAACTCAGCCCTAATCGAAGGATCATTTGGGTTTTTGTTTACTTTTTTAATTAAGGTAGACTTTTGCAAGTTCCCCACACCTACATTATAGGCGAAGGATGTAAGCGCATCGAATTGATTCTGGTTGATGTCATCCCGGCAGAAAGAATCGACGCCTTTCTCATAGGATGTAAGAAGGAACTTAAGAAGCTCCTCAGCTTTCTCTTTGGTTATTGCCGGATCGGTTAGTTTGACTTTGGCTCCAGAAGGATAGTAAGTATTACCGTAGCCGATTGTCGGAATCGAAGCCGGGCAGTTGTAAGGCTTTAATTTAAGCCCCTCAAATCTTTTTATTAGATCGAGTCCTTTTTGGCTTGCTTTCGTTACTTTCATCAATTATGCCTAGTTTGGTTTTCAGATTTGAATTTTCGGATTTCAGTGAGTGAACCTCTTCGGTAAGGATGTCGATCTTGTCGCTTAGTTCCTTCACCTTGTCAGACATTTCTTGAGCCATCTGTCTCCAGATTTCAATCGCCTTAGTAGTTTGGTCTAGCTCTGTAGTGGTTATCTCAGCCTGCTCTTTTCGTCTACCTACTAGCCATCCAATGAACGCCGCGATTGCACCCGTCACAGATTGCCCAAGAATGTCATTAATCTCCATTAATTAGTCTTTTTTCAAAACTTTTAATAATTGCGCTTTTGCTAGGATCGTGAAACCTTCAGAATCCTTGATAAAATTTTTGATTGTTTCCTGATCAGACGAATCTAAGTCAAGAATTTCTCCCTTGTTTAAGCTTACCGCCCAATCCCAGAACTTCAAGGCATCGCCTTTTGATCCCTGAGCTAAAGCATTAGCTAATAATTTACCTGCATTTGCCCCCTCGATAGGTTGCTGATCTAACCCTAATAGGTTAAAATTGAAATCTAATTTCATCGTTTGGTTTGTTTAATTTATTAATCTATAAATAGATAGCAAAAGTCCTAGATTTTTGCAGGATCGCTCCAAGGCAAAGGATAAGCCACAATCGGAGGATTCAAAAAGTTCTCTATTTGTGCATCCAAGTTCGCCTCGATTGCCTCGCAGTCTAGCCCAGCTGTAAGCCAGCCTTCGACCATTTCTTTAGTAACTTCATCATAAGGAGTGAAGCTCGCTTCGTGTGGTGCATCGACTGCTAAAGCTCCGTAAGTGTCAGCCGTGAAATGAATGACATCCTCTTCGTATTGCTTCTGCGCTCTGTAATGAATTACGCTAATTACTTTGTCCATTCCATCAAGGGAAGGGATAGAGTCTAATTGAGATATTACCCAGTTGAATGCCATATTATTTGTTTTTTAATGTGTCTAATTCTGCTTTTAATTCTTGAACTGCTTTAGTTAAAGCTGCTACAATAGGATTAAAATTAAGTCCGATAAAATCCTCTTTTTCTGTTTTGGTTTGAACGTAAGCCTGAGGCAAAACATCCTTTACTTCTTGAGCAATAAAACCTAATTGTTTAGAGTCCTCTTCTGAGTCAGATTTCATTCTGTAAAGAGTAGGTTTTAATTTCATAATTTCATTTAAACCGATATTTGAAGCCTCGAAATCTTTCTTTTTATTCTTATCAGAAAGAGCCATATAAATACCTGTAGATGGGCTAATAGAAGCAACATTTGAAGCACCATTAAATAAGTAAATAGTTCCGCTTGTTGTGTACCATCCGTACCAGTTACTATTTGTCGTTACTCCGCCACTTCTATTTTCCCAGAAAATACCAGCAAAAGAGCCAGTCATTATAGTATCTCCAAAAATACAAGCTCCATTTACACTAGCTGAAGAAACAGAAGTTTGACCTACTAAAAGTCTTCCACCGCTAGTAATCCGCATACGTTCGGAAGGAGAACCACTACCATTGTTAGTAGTAAAGATTAAATTTCCTACGTTTGTTCCAGTACGATGTATATATATTTCACTAATTATTTCTGAGCCATTATTACTTTTAAAATCCAAAAGTCCATAATCATTACTTGACCTAGCTCTAATAGTAATAGCATTTGCACTACTATTAGCAACAACATCTAAAGGGGTTCCCGGCGCCGTCGTTCCGATGCCGACCTTATTATTAAATAAGTGATTAGAGGCACTATAATATAAATCTGCAAAAGCTCCAGATGTATTGTAATTTGTTAAATATGCTACGCCAAAACCAGTCATAAATGAAAGTCCAGTAGTAGGTAATGGAACTGAACCATTATTTCCATTTACTAAAATTCCATTACCTGAGCCTCCATTTACAGTTAATCCGTTCGCCGTAACACTACTCGAAAACGTGGCGGCGCCTGTGGATAAAGCTAAAGATAGATAAGGACCAGCTACTAAACTACCAATAGTAAAAGTAGAAGAAGTCGATTGCATAGCAGTTCCTACATTATTAGAAGCATCACTTGGTCTTAACCATAAAGCAGAAATTCCATCATTATTTGGTCTTACTCCTATTACTGCACTTGCAAAGTTTGCAAAAGTATATTCCGTAGAATTAACGTAAAGTGTTGAAGCGTTCACTCTTCCACTAAAGCTAGCACTTGTACCGCTTAAAGCTCCAGTAAGTGTTGCGCCAGCGGCTGAAATTGTAGACGAGAATCTACCAGCTCCCGTCACATCAATGGCGGCAAGAGGACTAGTGTTTCCACCAAATCCTACAAATCCGCTAAATGAAGCGCTAGTTGCAAATAAAGCTCCCGTCAAAGTTCCTCCACCTAAAGGTAAATAAGTAGAAGAAGCTGTCCCAGTTGTTAAATAAGTACTAGAATCTACAGAGCCATCCGCTTTTAAAAATTGTGAAGACGTACCGCCCGAGCGAATGATTTGCCCTACCGTTAGATTACCTCCGAAAGTTCCGTTTCCAGTTGTACCGATTGTAAATCGAGAAACGCTATTAGTTACATCGTAAACCGTGAAAGTTCCGTCTGTATTTGAAATAAAATAATCCGGGTTATTATCTGAATCCGTAAAATATAATCTAGGATTCGCTGAGCTTAAAGTTACGTCACCCGTAAATCTTGCAGTGCCATTTATATCTAGTTTAAAACCTGCGCCTTGTTGTGATGAATATCCGACCTCTAGAGAATTAGCCGCTAGCGTTCTAATAATACCGCTATTTGAAAAGATAGCAGCTCCGGCAGTCGTAAACGTTAATCCAGCAAAAACTCCAGCTGTTTGGTATCCTATTCCTGAAAAATCAGGGTCTACAATTAATCTGCCAGAAGTAAAAACTCCACCGGTACTTCCTGAAATAGTAAATTGTTGTCCATTAATATCTACGCTTTTAGCAGTTGTGGATAATACTAAAGGCAAGTAAGTAGAAGACGCTGTAGCAGGACTTAATTTATTATTAAATGTAGTCCAGTCTGTCGAAGTCAAATAGCCGTTCTGTGAGCTTGTAGCCGCCGGAATACTAAATACCCCAGTGCCACTATTATAAGCCAAAGGAGACGAAGCAGAAACCGCCGCTCTCGCTCTAGTATCTGTGAACCATCTATTAGTAGGACTAGCTAGCTCTTGAATGTCATCCGTATCCAAGACCACAGCACCCACTAAGGTATTAACAGAGGAAACCCCCGAACCGATAGCCGTTCCAAGATCCGAAATTGTAGTCTTGTAAAGCTGTCCAGTTGTCGGATCCGCAATAGGGAATAAATCAGTGACTAAGACTGAAGGCTTGGATACTAATTGAGAGACTTTTTTATTTGCCATTAGGAAGGATAATTAAAATTTGTGGGAACTTGACAGCGATCCGATAACATCGGGAAGGAGACAGTCACGTCTGCCTTTACACCAGCCAAAAAGTCCTCTTCTTTCTCTGTGAAAAATTCTAGGGTTACATTGTCAGCTATATCCCAGTCAAATTTAGGGTATCGCATCATTGAGATAATATCCTGCGCGATCAATAGCTGATCTGATAGGACATCATTCTCATTGGATTCGTCCTGAAGCTGGCGATCTAAGAAATATAGTGAGAAGTTCAGGCTCAATTCCTTACCTGCAATCGAAGATCCGGTCAAAGAATAGAACATAGCTGGATAAGTATTATCCGTTTGACTTAGAAACTCCCATACATCACCGAAATAAACAGTGTTTATCTGGTCATGAGCGGAGGCTAAATCACTTATTAGCTTGATCGTTTGATTTAATGTCAGCTGTCTTGGTGCCATTCGTTTGGGTAGCCAGGTAAACCTGGAGTTTTTTGATGTTCTTTGTGCTGTATGCTTTAGGCATCTTATTTTTATTTAGCAAATTCCGTTTTCGCCTTGGTATCTTTCCTCAAAACTCATAGGCTTGCAGTCACAGTCATCGCCTAACCAAATTGAAGCCTGGTAAGCGTCACGCTCTGGCTTGATAATATCTACACCGGTCCCGTAATTGACGTATTCCTGGAACTTGTCGCTAGTTGATGACACCTGCTTAAGGTGTTTGATCAGACGCTGAGTGTAAAACTCCGCGCGCGTTCTATATCTTGAAGCCACATCGATTAGGTCCTGCATCTGAGGCGTCTCTGTGTTCTCGCTATTCTTGCGCACTAAGCCTTTATTATAGAACTGATAAGACAATCCCACCGGAAGCTCTGAAAGCGTGTAATAAACCAAAGGATTCGTGATGAAATTATCTAATAAGTCCACCTCATCCGCGTTAAGATTATTGTTCTCAATGCCGTCCTGCAATCGATTGTATAAAGCAGTTCCCAAAGCAGGAAGTAAATACATATCCTGAGCAGTCAATATCTCTGGAAGGATTAATTTGTCATCTACATTGGTATGCAGAGCGCTTCTTTCCTTGATCGTGTTTACGTTTATAAAGCAGATATTTTTCATTCCTTAGTCTTTTTTAATTACTACCTGAGAAGCCCAGACGTGGCGGCAAGAAGGAGAGTGTTCTCCGTCTGGCATTGTCCACCATCCACCTCTGCGATCAAAAACTGAATAGCCTAATCTTAAGCTGATCGCTTCGATCTCTGCTCTTGTATAAAGTCTATCTAATTCCATAAGACGCGCACAGAATTGACGCGATGGATGCTCAGCAGAATTGCGCTGACCTACCGGAATCGATGAGCGCCACTCGTAAGAATAGCGGACCATGAAGCTCCTTGTCGATGGCTTAGTGTCAGTGATCTCAGATAGGGGAGAAGTCAAAATTCTTTCAACAGTTCCTCGCACATTTGTAGACTTAATTAGTCCGCGCTCCTGCAAGCTATCCATGACCTTATTAATGATCCCTAGATCCGTCTTAATAGTTCCAGCAATAATCTCCGGAGTGATTCTCTTATCCTTTTGGATTAAGTCCAAGACGTTAGCCTCTAGGCGTGTCAGCTCTTGCTCTGCGAAGTCCAAATTCATCGCCTCCTCTAAGTCATTAGGTGAAGCGGAGAACGTGTCTCTGGTGCGAAATATGGAGTAATTAGATTTACTCTCTCCGAACTGCGCGAATATGTCAAGGACATCGTCCTCGCTGAATCGTAAATTAGTAGCAGAAGGAGCGACGCCTTCAAGCTCTCCGCCTCCTTGCTCTTGTGTCAAGCCTACTAAAGCTCTGATCTCGTTTGGAGTCATTGACTCTAGGACTTTATTTGCTACTAATGGCGATAAGCTATTGATCGCATCGATTACATCTTGAGCGTTTCCAGAAGTTTTTGGTTCTAACTTAGGCGCTCCAAGCTTCTCGCGGATCTCGTCTTTAGTTAAGTTCTGTGCGATTGTAGCTTCAGAGAACTCCATGCCAATCGGTTCGACTGGAATTATTTGTAGCCCATCGACAGCACCGCGTAATTTGGCAAGTAAACTGAATACTTGTTCCTGATATATTTGCTTATCATTGACGTAGGTGTTTTTAAATATCTCATAAGAATCGCGCATTTGTTGGCGTGATCCTAATTGTCCAGGTGTTGCAATACCGAATAAATCAGGAGACGTAATCTGGTGTCCAGCGTACACATTCTTCTCGATGATTTTATCTACATTGGCAAAGTCCTCCTTCGTAATGTCAGAAGCCCCAAGATCCTCAATGATTGGCTTTCTAGAAGCGTCATTCACAAAGGAAAGAATAAACTTCTTACCGTCGGATCCTGAGAATCGATCAGTAAACTTTCTTTCTACTTGACGCTTCTCTTCATCTTGTGGCTCACCATTAGGAAGCGTGATTAATTTAGAAGCACTGAAGCCAGTCTGTGCATTTCCTAGGACGTGCTTAGAAACTTCGATGTCAGACTCAATATAATTCAAGGCTCCCATGTAACCAGGCAAAGAATAAGCCGATAGGTTAGGACGGTATTCTTTTAAGTAAAGAATCTGAGTTCCAACTGGAAGCTTATCATTAAACGCGTTGTAAATATCGCGCTTGTATTTATTGTCGCTCCAGTTTTCAGAATACCAGAACTGTGTATTATCGTCGTTTGTGCGAACCTTAGTATAGTCTAAGTGATAAATCTCTGAAATTTGCCCAGCTACCTGGCTCCAAATAACTTGAAGATAAGCACCTCCGAATAATTCGACGTCTGTAGAAACCTTCTTTAGAATATCATTAAGAGATTCGAATGGATTAGGCTTATCAATGAACTGCTTTGCAACCTCATCGGCTTCGTCTATTGGCTTAAATCCGTTCCCGGTGATATAATTTACCTTGCTTTTAATGATCGCATTGTGCTTAGCTGATTTAGTAAACAGATCGACAAGGTAATTAGGGTAATCATTCTTCTTTCCGAACTCAATGTATCCACCATTCTCGCCTTTTTTCTCTGTGTATTCTGGCTGTCTGGCCTCCGCAAAGGTTAGAACGTTCAAGAAATTCGTTGTATTGCTCATATATCGCGCACTATAAAGGTATTATTCGTCTGGTTGTAAGTAGTGAACTCAAATTCTGTCGCATTTTTAAGCGACATTTGCCCCACTTCTAGCAGGTTTGTAGCTAAAGCAGGATTCAAATTAGAGCTTGATGTCTGCTCATAGATAGCATAAGTATATTCTCCGCTGTCATAGTTAGCAAAATAGCTATTTGTCACTATATTAAAAGCGTTAAATCTGTCTTTATAATTGGACAAATCAGCATTGTTTAAAATGACAAATGCCTTTGTGTTATCTGTAGCCCTGGATGTAAAGTAGAATAAGTAATTAGGCGCAGAAAGAGTTTGCTTCTCCTTAAGCGTCACCACTACCTTAGTCGTTTGTCCTTTAATAAAGTGAATCATCTTTAATAAATAGCAAAGCAAAGTTATTTTATAAAACAAAAAAAAGAGGAGGCTTTCGCCCCCTCCCCGTCTAACCAAACGACTATCTTATTAAGCTGTTAATCCAGCAATAATTCCGCTTGCAACCTCTGGAGCCAAAGCTGACTCTGAAGCTGAGAATGTTAGAGTGTAACCAGAACGATCTCCTTGAGCCGTACCAGTTGCACCATTGCCACCTGACATATTAAGTCCGTGGACCTTACCTAAATACCAATACTTTCCGTTGTTGTCTCCAACTACAGCCACTAAGGTATTCTGAGCTAATAAAAGAATTTCGTTTCTTGTATTCGCTTGTAATTTGTTAAGAATGATTGACAATTCAGCAGCATAGAAAACAGTTCCATTCTGCACGTTAGCGTTAATGTTCTCAGTCAAAGAAGAAGTTCCAGGAACTAATTCATATTTTCTAAAAACCTTACCTGCTCCCTTAGTGATTGCAGTGATTACACCGCTCGCCTCAGTCGTGCTAGATACGTTACCCTTTTCAATGAAATACACTTCCGTGATTCCGCCTAATGAATCTCTGCAATCTAGGGTATACCCTTGAGTTAATGCGCAAGCCATTATTTTAAATTTAAAAGGTTAAAATTAGGGGAGTCCAATCCAATGGAATCTCCCCGAACTTATTGGTAAGAATTAAGCTAAGATGAAATCAACCATTTCAGCAGGGAAAGCGATTTGAACGCCAGCCTTGAACTCAGCTACGAAGCGAACTTGATCAGCTTCTTTAGCGAAGAACAATTCGAAACGCTCTTGCTCATCTAATAAGTCAGTTCCGTAGAACATATTTGAAACGCGACCACCGTAGATCTTAGAAGTTCCATTCAAACCTTGAACAGCTACTACCTTTACAGTTGTGCCAGGTAACATCATTTCTGAGTCAGCCTTTCCGTCAAATGTGTAAGCAAATAAATTAGCGTTCTTTAATGCGATAGTGTAAGTGCGGAATACATCCATTCCTACGAAGATAGTCGCATCGTCTTTAGCTACGATTTCAGCAGGTAAAGCTTTGTAAACTGCATCGATTACAGCAACTACGTTAGAAGTTGTGATACCAGCAGAAGCAGCTAATGGAGTACCGTAGTAAGTAGTCGTGTTAGCGTGGATTACTGAAGCAGAAGCAGCAGCGATTAACTTAGCGAATCCGTCAAACTTGTTTAAGTTTCCGTTTGCTGAAGCAGTATCTCCTTGCCATACCGCAATCTCTAATTGAGCAGCGATCTTGTCAGCCTTACGTTGTGAGTACTCAGCAGCGAATACGATAGAATCGTAAGAAGAGCCAGCAGGCAAAGCCTTCTGTAAATACTTAGCCTCTAAATCTTTCGGGCAAAGTGCCTCGTTTACCTTAATCTTTCCAACAGTCAATGTGCGCTGTGTGAAAGTTGTTGTACCTGAAGCATTGAAACCGCAAGAAGAACCATCTTGGAAGAACGCGTCTGTATCCATGATGTTAACTGTCTCAGCGGATTTAACGCCTAACATTACGTTACCTTGATCCTTGATCAAAGAGATTGTTTTTGCTCCTAATACTGAAGATGCTACTAATTGGGTAGCGTTCTCTTCTGTATAGTTAGCCAATGAAGAAACTACAAATGCCATTTTCTTGTTTGTTAAATTGTTATTTTAAATTTTTTACTTTGTTTAAAAATCTTTCGATTTTATCTTCTCTTTTCTCTACTTGAGAGAAAGAATTTTTAGGAGCTTGGATAGGACTAGCGCTAGGAGTTGAAGCCAAACCTAAAACTACATCAGATAAATCGTTGATTGCTTGAGAGAATTTACCCTCGATTGATGCAATCTTAGCTTTTAAAGCTTCGTTCTCTGACTTTAAGTTTTCGATAGTGCCATCAATTTTGTTGAACTTATCTTCCTTATCGTCTCCCATTGGAATTTCTTCCACCACTTCTTCAATCGGTTCCATTTCTGCTTGAGGTGTCTCAATGCCTTCAACTTTACCGCCTACAGTTGTTACCATAGTACCGTCTACTAGCTCATGCTCGCCGTCTGGAGCAGGAGAAGCGTTTCCGCTTTCATCTACTAGCATAGCCTCAGCGCCAATCTCCAAACCACTTAAGTCAATCTTCGATCCGTCTTTAAGATCGTAGGTTTCAAAAGATAATTGAGTGACCGGTGCAGATTCCTCGCTAGTCTCCACTTGTACTTCTTCATTTTCTGAAGCTAGCATCAAGCGGATTTTTTCGATTCCTTCATGAATTGTCATACTAATTATTTTAT